CTAAACCACTCCGAATGACTCCGACCGCAAAACGGGTTATGCAAAGCGTTCAACCAATTGTTAGGATCGCGAGTCATGGGAGTGGAAGAATACAACGAGTACAAACAGATGGTCATGGAAGGTGTTTCGCGATCTCTTGGCGTCCCAGCGATTATGCCAGGCGAGTACAGAAATCCGTTCAATATCCTCGATGAGTTCGATGAATGGTTTGAGTTTGAGAAACGCCACCATTTCGACAAAGAATCGACACACAAGATCATTGAGGCGATGCTCTCACATGATGTTGCGAGGGCCGCTAAGTCGTTCGACGCAAACTACACGTGGTGCAAGCAAATCGCGAATGAACATTTTGGGCGAGCAGTGTTCGACAATCGAACGATGGCCTTCACGTCGTCCTAACGCTTGCGATCAACGGGGACCGGCCAACGATTCCCCATCGCCCAAAAACCTTGCCCGGTCCCCGTTGCATCGCATTGGTACCGGGTCGGAAACTATTTCGGGGAATCCGGAAATAATTCGTAGCTACCCTATTGATTCGTAGCTACGATACCGATATACTTCCTACATGCAGCCGACGCAGTGTCGAACGCGAAACAAAAACGGCAACGAAGCGATGATCAAAATTACCGGCAAAACTTTCGAATGGAAAAAAGAACTGCAACGAGCCGGGTTTGCTTGGAACGCTGCGACCAAGACATGGGATCGCGAAAAGTCGCTGGATGCTTCGATTCATCAGGAAAAGATGATCCTTAATGGCATCGCCGATAACGATCTCCGCATTGCAAGCAGCGAGCTGTGCGACGCACGAAGTTCGATGTCGGCAAACGAACGCACTCACCAAGAACTTTACGGCCAGTACGAACACTTCACAAAGTAGGGGTAGGATTATGAAATTTGAACTTTGCAGCTCGTGTGATGATGCCGGCAACATGCTGGCCGGAAGAATAGACAATGCTGATTTTGCGAGAGTTGTTTCGTCACACAAAAGCGAAGATGAGGCAGAAGCGGCAAAATGCGATTTGCTCAAGTGGTACAAGGCCAATGATGTGGCCATCGGGGATGGATGCCTTTCCGTGCGCCAGGCGCCTGAATAATGCCACGTCATAGTCTCGGGGCGTCGTCCCCCAGCGGTGCAAGCCGCGTAATCCGCTGCAAGATCAGCGAAGCGGAAGAAGCGGCGGCGAAAGCCGCTGTCAAGAAAGGCGAAAGCCTGTCTGAGCTAATGCGGCTGTCGCTAGCTCGCGAAGTACGGCGGCGAGAAAATGCTGCGAGTCGATCGCGGTAACGCTCACCATCACCCGGTCGCCGCGAGTGATGTTCTATTTCAAAAAGACCCGACCGGCGACTCGGGTGCATGGTGTTGTTCGTGGGTGCGATTGTGAAAGCCAACATAAACGGCCAAGGTTGTAAAGTTATCTGCATTGATGTCTATGTAGACGACATTAGATCGTCGATCGCAGAGTACACGGCAAGCCGGAGTAATTTTCGGTCAGCTACGGTTGCGATTTTCCTCCCAAACGGTCAGGCTCGGCCAAAGATTTACGATGCGAACGCGGTTGAATTCTGGACGCGGGAAAACGTGCATTGCATGATGCCGCAATGCGGAGTGACGACAGAGCAAACGGACACAGACGGCGTTATTGAGTACAGATTCCGTGGCGACATTGAACTGATCGAGTAGCGTCCCGCGAACAATACATTCACCGGCGCCGCGCCGCTAAACCATGGCCTGCACATGTGGCCTGCGTTATATTTTCCTGATCGGTGAACAAATCACACGGGAGGCGGTATGGCTCGAGGGATTGATGGGGTAAAGCCGTGCTATCTACGCGGCGGCGTGATAGTGCGACACGTTTACGCGGCGGACTTGTTTTCGATAGTGTTACGCGGGCCCGGTGGCAAATCGACGGGCGACGATCTGACGCTTGCCATAATCGGTTTCAAAACCAATACGATCACCCGCCGAATCGACCCGCCGCCGCACGCGTTGCACTTGTTCGACGCTCAAGCGGTCGATGGTCACACAATGGCCGAAGGGCCGGGGCCGTGCCCAGATGCCCGCGAATACGCGCGGCGAATCGTCGAACGCGCCGCACGCGTCGAAGTGCGTATCCCGATCACCGGCCCAGGATGGTTGGACCTGATCGGCCGCGGCTCCTGTGTCTATGGTCACCTTTTCGTCTCGACGCCGAACCCTGACATGGAACCGACTGGCTGGGTTAGTGTCGCGGATCTTCTGGCGATCGCTGGGCACGGCGTCGCACCATCGAGAACGATAAATGGCGATCAACGCGCGGCGTAAACGGTTCCTGTTGGCGTTGCCGACGCCGCGGGATCTGCGATTCGTGAAACAAACCGCCGAAGCGCGGAGGGCGTGCGATCGGTGCGGACTTCTGGACCGGGCCGTGACGACTCAAAACCTTGTCACTTACTACGGGCCCGCGGTCTGTCCGCAATGTAAACAGGTTCGCGGCTTGCGGCCGAAGGAGCGGTCGATCGACCTAGCGTGGCTCCGTTCGGCGTGCGGCCTGCGATCGGCTGAGGCGTACCGCCACGCGTGGCGGGAACGCGGCGAAGTCGTCGCCGATGAGCGCCGCGCGTAGAACGTTCGACGCGGTTGGCGAGCGATGGTTTGCCGATGGCGAAGAAACAAAGCAAACCAAGTGCGGGAACGGATCCGGCGCCGAAGTCGAAGTCGAAGCGATCAAGCAAGGCTGCGAACGCGTCACCGCGCCGCGTGGCAAGCAATCGAGCGGCGGCTGCGAAGCGGTCACGCCTCAAGTCAAACGATGAGCGCGAAATCGGACCGGTGCCGCCGGTGGCCGATCAAGCACGCCGCGACGCGTGCGAAGCCGATCTGGCCCTGGCTCTCAAGACCTATTTTCCAGACACGTTCACGCTGCCGTGGTCAAATCAACACCACGAAGTCATTACGACAATGGACGGCGTGCTTCGTGACGGCGGCCTGTATGCGTTGGGGATGCCTCGAGGATCCGGCAAAACGTCAATCGCCATCTGTTCGGCTACCTTGGCGATCTGCTACGGATGGCGGCGGTATCTGGCAATCATCGGCGCGATTCAAGCGAGCGCGTCGGCGATGTTGGAGAGGATGAAATCGGAGTTGGAAGAAAACGGGCTTTTGCTTGCGGACTTTCCGGAGGTTTGCTTCCCGATCGTCTCGCTTGAATACACGCCGTCGCGGGCACGCGGACAAACGTCGCAAGGCGAACACACGGCGATCAAGTGGGATGGAAAAAAGCGTATCGTTTTGCCGTCGGTGCCGGGTTCGAAATCGTCGGGCGCAATCGTCCAAGCCGTCGGTTTGACAGGCAACATTCGAGGAATGTTTTACCGGACCAAAGACGGGCCGACGCTGAGGCCCGACGGGTTCGTCGGTGACGATCTGCAAACCGACGCGTCGGCTTTGAAAGTCGAACAAGTCGAGAAGCGGGAAAACATTCTGAACGGTGCGGTCCGTGGACTCGCTGGACCCGGTAAGCGGATCGCGGGCGTGATTACAATCACGGTCCAAAGAAAAGGCGATTTGGCCGACCGGCTTTTGGACCCGAAACTAAACCCACACTACCAAGGTCGGCGTATGCGATTGGTTGAACGTTGGCCGGACAACGTCGACCAATGGGCCAAGTACGCCGAACACCGCGACACGGACCTGGCACGCGGTCACGTTTTGTTACCGTCCGCGACCAAGTTCTACAAACAAAACCGCGCGGCAATGGATCGCGGCGCAATCGTGCCGTGGGAAGCACGGCACGAACCGCAAGAGCTGTCGGCGCTTCAATCCGCGTACAACCTGAAGTTGTCAAACCCGCTAACGTTCGACGCGGAGTATCAAAACGATCCGTCGGCGTCGGTATCGGCCGAAGGCGTGATCGCACCGCCGGATACGGACGCAATCGTGCGCCGCGTCAACGGGTTCAAGCGTGGCGAAGTTCCGGCCGATGCGTCGCACCTGGTCGCCGGGATCGACGTGCAGCAGGACGCGTTGTTCTATGTCGTTGCCGCCGTCGATGAGTCGTTGACGGGTTACGTTGTGGATTATGGCGCGTGGCCGGAACAACCGGCCGCATATTGGACGCTTCGGCAAATTCACGAAACGCTTTCGAAGCGAACTAAGGTCGCCTCGTTGCCTGGTTCGCTGTTCGCCGCAATGCAAGCGATGGTCGACCCGCTGTTGTCGAAAACATACCACCGTGACGACGGCGCGGCGATGAAGATTGACGCGGCATTGATCGACGCAAACTGGGGTTTGTCTACTTCGACGGTTTACAGTTTTTGTAGGCAAACCAAGCACGCGTCGCTGATGCCGTTTCACGGTCGCGGGATCACCGCCAAGCAACAACCGATCGCGGCGCGCAAACGCAAGCCGGGCGAACGTGCCGGCGAAGCCTGGTTTATGCCGAAAGTGCGTGGGACCAAAACGCCGCGGCATGTGATCGCGGACACAAACACCGTCAAGACGATTCTCGCGGAACGTTGGCGGGTGCCGATCGGCGAACCGGGGGCGTGGACTTGGTTTGCGGGCACGGCGGCGGCACACCGAATGGCTTCGGATCACCTGGCCGCCGAGTACCCAATTGAGACAATGGGCCGCGGGCGTACGTTGCTGGAGTGGGTGTTGCGGCCCGGTCGAGACAATCATTACCTGGATTGTTTCACCATGGCATTAACCGCGGCGCTGATGCGTGGCTGCGCGGCACCTGGCACCGGATCCGATGCACGGCCGCGGACAACCGCGAAGCCGAGACGATCGCTCGCGGAGCTGCGGGCGTTGCGCCGCGTCGGCCGTGAACAATAGCTTATGGACAAATCCGCCGAAAATAGCGGCCGAGCTGTACCTGTAAGGTTTGCGGCGTTGGGGATCGTCAATTGTTAGGATGAGTACCGACGCAACGCCCGATCCGATCGAAACGGCCGCCGCCGAACCCCAAAGCGCGACCGTCGACGGCCAAACGATCACAAACCGGTCCGTCGATCAATTGATCGCCGCCGACCGATACGCCGCCCAAAAACGGGCGGTATCTGCGCCCGGTTTCGGGATCCGTCGAACCCGACTAAACCCCGGCTCGGCGGTGGGCGAATGAGTCGACGCAAACCCACGGCGACCACGTCGCAAATTGTCGACGTCAACGGCCGGCCGATTATGTCGGCCGGACGACAAGTCGCGATCGCGGAACTGACCGCGGCAGTCAAAAGTTTCGGCACGTTGCGAGCGTCGTATGATGCCGCGCAAACGACCGCGGAAAACTCGCGACACTGGCGATGGGCTGACGATCTAAGCGCCGCCGCGGCTAACTCGCTGGCCGTGCGGCGGATCCTGAGGAATCGCTCGCGGTACGAACTGCTGCAATCCAACGCCTTCGGCCGCGGGATGGTTAATACGCTTTCGACCGATTTTGTTTCGACCGGGCCGCGGGTGCAAATTGATCTGGCCGACCGGCAAATGTCGCAACAAATTGAAACCGCGTTTCACCAATGGGCGCGCGAGATTCGGCTGAACCGCAAACTACGAACGGCCCGACTATCTAAAGCCGTCGACGGCGAGGCGTTTTTGGTCGCGATCACAAACCCGCGGATTCGGGGGCCGGTCCAACTAGATATTCGCGGAATCGAAGCGGATCAAATCAGTACACCCGGCTGGGTCGATGGCCGCACCGCCGACGCGGTCGACGGTATCCGGTTCAACACGGCAACGGGCGACCCGGTCGAATACGATTTACTCTATGAACACCCTGGCGACCGTGGCACGGTGACAATGTCGAGCACGGGCGCGCGGCAATTGGACGCCGGCGACGTGATCCACCTTTTCGGATCCGATCGACCGGGGCAAGCTCGAGGCGTGCCG